CTTTGATGGGGTCTCACAAAAAGTGAAGTCCTGACCAAGAAGAGGTGTCGCCAGTATGTACAGCATATTTTGAGCAAAAATCAATGTTCCACCATTCCGCCACGTTGATTTCTTTCACCAACTGACCTAGTCCAAAACCTGTAGATTCAGCAGGCATAGCCGAAGCCATGCACAGTCGCACTTCCTTAATGAAATCCTCTACTCTTGTATGATGAACCCAACACACTACATCATCCCCGGCTGCCATCAACAGGGGTTCAATTCCTATGTTATCCATAATGTATCTATAATACATAATGGACCTTAATGTGTTGCCAAGAGTTGTCCTCGTAGGGTGGCCAGAAAAGGTGGTGCCTCTTATATTCAGAGCAGGGAATACCTTACCGTGGTCCCGTTTAGATATCCTATCCACCATCGGATTCTTATTCTCAACGGGCAAATCAAAGAAAGCCCATACATCGACATCTGTCATCTATTTCTTTATACCAGTAGAGATGACCTCGAAATTCCCCTAAATACCTTCTTGTTCCAGCACATATTTTAAAATAGAATCCAATCTGTCGTTTATCAAACGGAAGAATCACTAATCGACAGCTTCGATTATTTGGAAATGCTGGTTAGAATCAAAAGCTGAGCCGTCCATGGACACGGAACGATAATCATTGAGGTTCCTTGTCCCCAATATCTTCTACATCCTCGCTACATAAGCGTCTGAATTATCTCCGTGGCAAAACGATGGGTCGTTATGTTTTATATCCTTGAAAATCTAATCCTATAAATAAGTCGACAATCCACATAGATTGTCGGATGGATTAAAGATTAAACGTGGTCTCGAACTCTCCTATAACGGGTCACCTTTATGGTAGTACACTTCGCCGGATTTCACCATTAATTTAAAGCTCCCCTCAAAATCTTTCCTTGATGATGTGTGGAGTTGTTTATGAATTATAGTTCGGTATTTGTTCTTCTTAGATATTGACCAATTTTTGGATTGGACCCAGTCAGTGACTGTAGGAATCGTTATTTCTGGATACTCTTTAACGAGATGAGGCATATCCCTCTGGCAGAAATCGTCAAAGTTCATCATAGTTTGCTACTCTGGATAAAGGCGGGATACTAAGTGTCGCTAGAAAATGGCCGCCACAAGGTTATTTTGACTCTTAGCGCACCATTCAAATTCCATGGATTTCTATCCCTAATCGATGACTTGGTATCCTGTCCTGCAAACTAGAGTTTTCCTACATTCATCGGAAATCAAATCTTCCAGTTTATCTCAGACTTGTCAAATTATGTTCGAATTGTGTTGGGCATGGTAAGATGTGGAGACACATATCGCTACATCAGATATCATTTCTTTGGCGACGGGCTTTTGATAGTAATAATCTATCCATTGCCAAGACGACTCCTAAATCGTCTTAATAGCTTTGCCTACTTTCCTCGGTTCTCCCATGAGTTTAGAGAGTTTATGGGGGGTCGCTAACTCATATCTTCCTGCTCTCAAAATTCTTTGGTCTTCGACAGAAATGTTCTCCTTTGGAGTAGCGTACATAGATTTAAGAACCTAATAACCGTAATAAAGCCCTATTGCAGCTACACCTATAAACGCTACTTTAGATTTCCAATGATTACCGTTTACAAAGAATCCTGTAGTCTTATAAGCTCCTTTAATGGAACGTTTCCATCCTATAGTCTTACAAGCGACGGCAGCCGTAGCACTAAGAGTAGCCTAAACCCATCTACTTAAAGAGCCGTTATCATATCATCTGTGCATAAACAGGTAATTCGACTGATGATAAGTCGACTCTATAGGGAATCTTATTGGAGGCATATTGACTACCATCTCTTGTTGCTTCCAGAATTTCTGTTCTGAAGTGAGAATTTGGCCTTTAGCTATGAAGTCTTGCATGATGGTAGCTTGGGTATTCTTTGGCAACGTAGACTCATAATATGTTGGCAACTGCTTCGCTGTATCGTCGACTATTACAAGGCGATAGAAGTGGAATGTTTGGTTGAGTAAAGTGCCCGCATATCCTTTAAGGGGTTCCTCCCATGATTTTAATCCTGGAATGTGAACGGTCAAGACAAGAGGGGTAACTATCTCAAAGAGGCCAAATAAGGAATGGGTGATGTTCTTGAAGTGTGACCTTTTATAAATATCTTCAGGCAATATAGTATAAAACCCTTCCCTTTGTACGAACCAGGTCTTACCTATAGACATGGTTGGCTCAATACATAATCGTACACTAGAGTTGTCTCCTCCGTTATTCAGCCCGATGGTCACTCCTTCGAATTCGACGCTAACTCCCTATTTGTTACCTGCGGCTTGTTTCGCTATTTTCTGTTTAATCAC